TACTGTAGCAAGGTTAGGATTAAATTTAAAGTAAACTTCAAGGTCGATATAGGTGTATTCTGGGTCGACAAGAACCGGAGTGATACTTACAACGTTTTTTGGCTTTAAAATACTTGTTTTTATAGTAATTTTTTGGTCCTCGGTGAGTGTTTCAGCTGATAATGGCTTAATGGAGATATACACTTTGCCATAATCTGGCACATCATGATCTTCTCCACCCCATACTGCAACAGCTTCAACATCGGCAAATTCATTTTTAATAATGGCTTTATAATCATCTGGTGTTACAGCCCTATTTTGTGATACGTGCGCAAGAGGAGCATTAAATTTAATAGCTTCTTTAGTTTCCCTTGCAGCTCCACCAGTAGCTTTAGTTACTAATGTTATTGTCTCATCACTATTACTATTTAATGAATCAGTCATAGTAAATACTGTAGCTCCATTCACATCTGCGCCTGATGGAATTGTAGAGTATTCTATTTTAATTGTATTACCATTACCTGGTCTTTTACCTACAATATTATCACCAAATTTAATTTCGTAAAAAGAATCTCTTCCTTCTTCTAAAAAGTATACTTCACTCGCACCATCAAGATTAACAACATTCGAATTAATAGAATATACTTTAGATGCAGATGTAGATTGAGAATCTGTCACAGTAACTTTAATTGATTTGGTATTTACGTTTTGAGAAGGAATTAAGTATGTCTCAAAAGCATTATTTTGATATGTGTATGACATTTCTGATAATACACCTTGTTCAATTCCAACATTTTCAAATAACCAACCATCTGTTGCGTTAAAGTTAATTGTTTGAGTAACTGAACTAAACATTGGGTATGTTACACCATCAATAGTTGTTTGGAATTTTGTACCTCTTGCCATACTTAAAGGTAGTGATATATTACTTCCATCATGATTCCATAAAGGAGTTGCAGTAGTATCATAATTCATTTTCATATTGATTACAGCTGTTGATGGAGCAATAGACCTTGGTGTATAACCTAATAGTTTAGCGTGGGATACCACTGAACTTCGTAATTGAGAAGTGTCAATAAATGTTTCATTTAATGCAAAGTTTGCATTCATTGAATTAACGTGTGTTACATAACTTAATACATCAATAATGGTTGCCATTGCTGAGCCATCATAATTATAGTCATTGAAAGTAGTGTCTGTTGCCTTCATATATGCGACTAGATTTGCTTTTATTTGGTCAAAGTCTAGTTCACTTGCTGAAATTCTGCGTTCTATTGCCATTATCGTAATCTCTCTATTGTGGTAGAGATATCTAATATTTCATTACTTGATTTAACTCTACCGGTTATTGTTATGTTTACTTCATTTTCATTAGGTTTTGCTTGAATATTTGTATTAAGCACTTCTAATCTTGGTTCCCAATTACGTAAAGCAAGATTAATAGAAGTAGACATATTTGCTGCTGTTATATTTGACATATTCTCAAATAAATACTGTCTAAGATTTGCACCAAAGTTATAATTAAATGGACGCTCACCATGATTTGTACGAAGTATATTAAGGCAACTTTGTATAACTGCTGCATTATCCTTCTTTATTCCAACGTCATTGGTATTAGGATTTTGCTTAAAAGAAAAATCTAAATCTTTGTACGTTTCTTGTCTTGCGATTGTTGCCATATATCTTATTTATACCTGTTATCAGTTAGGACCGGAAGTATTTCCAGCACTTGAGCCACCTGAAATAGTGTGTGTATGTGTGTCTAATACTAAGCTGCCATCCGTAGTAGTTGTACCTTGCGTAACAATATTACCAGTTACTTCAACGTTACCATCTAAATTTATAGTTGTTGACTTCAATGTCATATCAGCCGTACTTTCAATATTGGTTGTACCAGTTGACATCACTTTAAGAAGGCCTGCAGTGTTTATATCAATTTGACTTGAATCACCTATAGTGTTTATATCAATAATGCTCTCATCACCTGTAGCATCTATAACAATATTACCTACTACATCCATATCAACATTACCAGCCACATCAATATCTGCATTTTTTCTAATGTCTAATTTAGCATTTTGGAATGCTATTACATCAACCTCGCCACCAACAATAGCATTTAAACCACCTTCAGTGTGTAATTCAATATTACCGAATGAAGCTGTATATGATGTTTTATCTGGATATGTCCATTTCCCATCAACCAATTTAACATTGTCTCTATCATAGTCATCAAAAGTAGCTAATGCAGAGGCATACGGTGCTTGTGCTTCAGCTGATAATTCTCTAACTTTCCTTGCATTCTTATGTGTCAAAGTAAATGTATTGGTTTTTACAGGAGGGAACCATTGTTCAATAGCTTTATTTCTAGTATAACCACCTAATATTACACTATGCACAGCAACACCATTAGCATCATATACAACATGTTCTGGGTCACTGCTCCCTACGTCAATATCAATATTACCCCTTACTTCGCCATCAATGTCACCCTTAACAAGTAAGTCTACATTGCCATCAACTGTTGTATATGCATTACCATTCACTACAGTAGTCATATCCTTACCTACTTGAGCAGTTAAGTTTTTAGATACTGCTACATTAGCATTACCACTTACAATAATTTTAACATTTCCTCTAACTTCAAGTGTATCATGACCTACTACTAATTGGTAGTTATCCCTTACAATCTTGTCAATTTTTGTACCGTCAGGTTGTATCTCATATTGAGTACCTGACATATGTCTTTCTCTTATACGTTCAGCTCCAGGAGTGTCATCATACTCTTTAACGTGACCACTCTCTGTTTCATATACATTATTATATGGATAAACTGGAGCATATGCACTAGGTGGTTCATATGTACCTTTAGGGTCATTTGCAGTTGGATCAGCTTCAGCTCTTACTCGTGCATTATTATCTGGTTCATTTGTTGTCTCAGCTACTGAACCACCAATAGCAGTATCATCATCTGTAGTGACATCTGTCTTCGTAGGAAGAGATCCCATAATCATGAACTCTTGTAACTTATCATCTAAAAATATACCACATACTAATGTGCCTACTGCTAAATTTACAGAATGACCTGTACCATTTATGGCTGGTGTATTTCCAGACATCATAACCTGTGTCCATCCAATATCTTTTACGTCTATATTATCATGAATATCAAATACCTTTACTTTAACTCTTCCAACTTTTAAAGGGTCATTAATATTTTTTACTATTCCAAAAAACATTATCTGTCTATACTCCCATCTCTTATTAATTGTATATCTTGTGAATATTGATGTTTACCATCTTGCATCTGAAATCTGTGTTGTATACTTGAAATTATATACTTAGTATCAGTTTTTGATTGATTTATATTACTTTCACCTGAATTAGTTTCTATACTATAACCACAACTAAGTCCTGGAATAGCAATAACATCTATTGCACTCATTTTCATATTAAATACTCTTCTTTTTTGACTTTGTGCTGCATAACTTTCAGGTTCACATGAAGTACTAAATATTGACTTTGCATCATTATCATACAAATTATCTTGTAATTTATATACTGTTGAAGGTATTGAAGTAAGTTCTGCAGGTGGCAGATTTTTAGTTTGTGTTTTATCTATACTTATTTGTTGAACCTTATGACCATAAAATCCTGAAGCTATTTTGGAAACAAAATCTTTATTGTATTCATCCATAAGAAATTTACTAACAGTTCCTATATCTGCATCTGGGTCTAAACCATCACTATCTGCAGATGCACCAGCTAATGCAGCTTTTAATATAAATGTGGTTTTTTGTGTCACAGTTCCAGTTTGATTATACACACTAAACTCAGTATTATTCATATCATGGAGTGAAGTCAATCTTGTAGCTCCTTCATCACATAACCTTTGGTATAATAATATTGGAGACTTATTTATATCATAACAGTAATTTACTACGTTAGTAAGAGCCTCTGCAGCTTTAATATTTGGTACAACATATTTACCTGTATTAATAGCTTTCGAATCTACAAAGAATCGACCTTCGTTATATACACCTATACCTCCAAAGGGTAATGGATTAGCTTCTCTAAAAATCTTATGAATAATTTCGTCACCTCTACCAGAAAAACTTTTATTTATAATTGTAAGTTGGTTATTCATAGTGGTATAAGCAAGGAAATGAATAGTATATTTTTTACCTAATTTATCAAGTTCCATTTTTTCAATACCATCAGCATAAAAGTGATTAACAAACATATGACCTTCATATAGCCATTCAATTTTAATAGGAGCTTGTTGTGTTGATATCATAAAGGTGTCCATAAAATTTATATGGTCTTGTACAACCATACTCCCTCTTACATTACCTCTTATAGTTTCAAACATAGTCATAGATAATACCATACGACCTATATCTTGTCCGTGAATATTTACATGTAGGCCTTGAAGATTTTTCATTATTACATTACATTAATAAATTGAATAGCAATAGCCCTAATATGTTCAGGTTTAATTATTTTTATTTGTCTGTTTTGTTCTGTTACAGCCGACTCATAATCGATGTATGTGTATGGAGTAGTTCCAGAAGCAGCACGTATTACCCAATCTTCAGTTGAATCACTAATATGATGATGAGGTGCATAAGCTTGTGACTTAATAAAATTACAGTTGACTGAATCTGTAGAAGTAAGACCTTGAATAGTTTCACCTGTTACAGTAAATGTACCTATTAATTTTTCTATTGTAACATAACCCAAATTAACGTGAATTTCTTTTACAATTCCTGTTGCGCCAGAAACACCACCTGTTACTGTTTCACCTAAAATAAATTTATCTACTAATGAATCATCTGTATCACCTGCTAAGTATTGATATTTATTTGTACAATATTCTATTAATTGAGCTGAGCTCATTGGCCAATCATCCCATATATTTTTTATTTGTGGATTGAGCAATAAAAATGTCCAATGAAAATGAGGAGTATTATATAATCGTTGGCTTAAATGATCTGGTCTTTCGCCATCTATAACTGTAATCGTTTGATAAAATCCAACATTATTAATAAGAGCATTTGAAACTTTAGCCTTTGCTGTTAGATTTTTTAATATATCTCTATTACCAGATCCATCTACATCAATTACTACATTTTTTATATTTTGAAAGTACATATTAGTAACCCCTCTCTACATCATCTGCATATATTGGAACTATTTCTTTAAGTCCTACACTTAATCCAATTTCAACTGGAGCATTATTTCTTTTAAAGAATGAAGTATTATTTGGATTATATGTAACATTAACAGTCTCAATAAAACATGCTGGTAATTGAATCATATCTTTTGCGCCATGAAATGATACAACACAGTGGTCTGGTACAGTAAGCATTACATCACTTGACTTTTTGGCATGAGCAGATTTTCTAAAAAATTTAATAAGCCCAGCAGCCTGATCAGATTCATGTTCGCTATCTGGTAATATTGTCCAGTTAAAAGTAAATGATCTTAATGCTGTTTGCGAATATCTTACAAGTTCATTAGGATTCATAACTTTACCTGTATGTCTTTGCATTTCTGCTTGAATAAGAGTACCTATAGTACCAGTAATTACAGCAGTAAGAGCAGCAGGAACACTTGGAATCATACCTGCAGCAGCACCAGCCGCGGCAAGAACTGCTGGGTCAGTTAATGTTACCCAATTTATTAACTCACCATTAGCACCATCAGTAGCAAATTGGTTTAAAGCTGCACCCAACTTTCGTGTATCTTCATTATATACCATTGAGTCACTTATTTGTATATCTGTTGGCATATATAATGCTATTGAACCAGTATAATTTCTCTCAGCAGGTGTAGCAGCATCTTTTACCCAACCTCTTACTGCCGTAACAGCAGAATTCAAACCTGCAACGGTTTCTTCTTTCGTATACGTAGGCCTATTCATCCACGCTGCAGCAACCGTATCAGCAGTACCTACCACAAATTCTTCTGTGTCTGCTACAATGGCATTCATTCCACCTGCAATTACATTTTTAAGTTGGCCAATTTGTTCTGAACCTTTTGTAAGTTTATCCATAGCTAAAGTTTCATCTATAGTCATAAACTCAAATAACATAAATGGCTCTTGAGTATTTGATGATATATGATTTGATCGTGCTATAGCGAATTCGCTAGATTGATGACTATTAAAGTTTATATCATCCATAACAGTATCATTACCAACAGTCGCTGGATATTTCCAATGTTGTGTAGTTTTGTTATTAAACTGTGCATGAACTTTTGCTGCACCAATATTTAAATCTGCATTTAAATCTCTTCCTGACATAATTGTTCCTTTGTTCGTATAATAGTTATTTATACGAATTTATATAAATACTACCATGAAAAAGACATATTCTGGCTCGTGGAAGCCAAAACATCCTGAAAAATATAATGGTAACGTTGATATGATACATTATAGATCGTTATGGGAACGTAATGCATTTAGATATTTAGACAAAGCATCATGGGTTAAGTGGTGGCAGTCTGAAGAGACCATTATACCTTATATATGTTCAACTGATAGGAAGGCTCATAGGTATTTTGTTGACCTTACTATACGAACAGACACTGGTCGTACTCTATTAGTTGAAATTAAACCATCATCTCAAACTAAACCACCTAAACGTAAAAAGTTAACAGAAGCATTAACATATATGAAGAATACTTCTAAATGGAAATATGCTAATAAGTTTTGTGAGGAGCGTGGCTTTGAATTTCAAATATGGACAGAAAAAGAGTTAGAAGCTATGGGTATTAAGACGATGACTATGGGGTTTAAAGCCTCTAAAACAAAAACAGGCCGTAGAATATGGAAAACACTTAAGAAAAGAGTATAAATATAGTTATGATTAAAGAGGAAATTTAATGGCTAGTTTATTTGATGCATTAGAAGCAGAAGCATTCCGTAAAGGTATAGCTGCAAGAAGTAAAGAAGCATCTGCTTGGTTTGCTAAAAAAGTTGCAGCGCTTGGACCAATAGGTTCTAGTAAAATGCTTAAAGATGATAGATTAAAGAAGCAAGCTGGAGCTTCTCCTGGTGATATGGTAATGTATACATATGACCCAAAGCTTAAGCAAACCTTGCCTTACTATGATACATTTCCATTAACGATTGTTGTTGGTAAAGCACCAGGTGGTTTTTATGGTATTAATTTACATTACTTACCGCCTAAAATTCGTGCAATCTTTTTAGATAAATTGGGTGATGTTGTATCTAATAAAAAGTTTAATGCAACTACAAGATTTAAAATAACATATCAGTTACTAATAGCAACAAAAAAATATAAATATTTTAGACCATGTTTTAAACATTATTTAACAAAGCATGTACATTCATCAATTATGAAAGTAAATGCAGCAGAATGGAACATAGCAATATTTTTACAAACAGCATCATTCAAGAAAGCCAATGTTGGCACAGTTTGGGCTGATTCTAAGAGGGCGTACTAATGGGATTACCAGTTAGCATAGATACAATGAAGTCAACGATTAATCGTCATGGTGGTGTAGCACGTGGTAATAGATTTGCTGTATATATTTCTCATCCAATGAAGTCAATGAATAATTTATTAAGATTTGACCCAGCTACATTTTTAAATAATGCAATAGATGGTCAGGGTCATCATGCTGGAGATTTTATTAATGACCCAAGAGATATGTTTTTATTATGTAAAGGCACTACATTGCCTGGTAGGAGAATATCAACAACAGAAGCTACGCATAATCATAATTTATCTAAAAAACCCTATTCAGTTGTGTCAGATGAAGTTACTATGACATTCTTATTAACGAATGATTATTATATTAAAAATTATTTTGATTTATGGCAAGAAATGATTATAGATACGACAGGAAATCATTATAAAACAATGTATAAAGATGAATATACTACTGATGTGACATTACAACAATTATCTACATCTAATCATATAATTCCTGGACAGACAATTTTGTTAGAGAATGCATACCCTATACAAGTAGGAGCAGTTGAATTAGCTAATGATTCTGATGGTTTAATGGAATTAGCTATTACATGGGAATATGATAATTTTAGAAAAATAAATAATTTTGATGTAGATGTAGATATTAAATTAACTTTTACAGATGAAGGGCAGCTAGAAAAATTACATAAAAATAAGAAATTTGACCATATGAGAAATGAAGATGGTCCACCAAAAAAATCAATACCTAAAGCACAAGATGTGTTTAAAAGACAACCAATAGCTAAGGGTCTTTAAATAATTTTATAATAATGGAGAGATAATGATGTTGCCAAGAATAGCAACCCCAAAGTATGATATGATTGTGCCTTCAACAGGCGAAACAGTAACATACAGACCATACGTGGTCAAAGAAGAGAAGATATTGCTAATAGCATTAGAAACTCAAAGTAATGAAGCGATTGAAAGCGCTGTTATAGATATTATTAAAATTTGTGTAGAAACACCAATTGATGTAAAATCTTTAACAACGTTTGATATTGAATTTATATTTGTAAATTTAAGAGCAAAAGCTGTAGGTGAAGGTATTAAAGTAAATCCACCTTGCCAACATTGTGAAGAAATAAATGAACAAAAAGTTAATTTAGAAAAAGTCATAGTAAAGGGTCTTGAAGAAGATATTGATATGCATGTTAAATTAACAGATGATATATCTGTTGATGTAAACTGGCCTACTATGAAGAACAAATTAACTGAAGAAGATATGAAAACTGGCACTGATACGTTGATTAATATGGTTGCTAGAAGTATTGGAACAATTTATAGTGGTGAAGAGGTATTCAGCGCTAGTGATTCGACCAAAAAAGAATTAGTAGAATTTGTTGAGAGTTTAGGTACTGACCAATTTAATGCTTTAATTGATAAAGTTTCAGAAGCACCACAATTGAGTTATGACTTAAAGTATAAATGTAAAGCTTGTAAGAAAGATAATACTATAGAGTTAAAAGGATTAATTGATTTTTTTCAATAGCCCTTTCTCACACAAGCATTGGTAATTATTATGAAATGAATTTTATAATGATGAACCAATATAATTTTACATTGGAATCTCTTGATAATATGATACCGTGGGAAAGGGATATATACATATCTCATGTAAAAGATTTAGTACAAAGAGAAAAAGAACAGAGGAAAAAGAAAAATGGCTAAAGATCAAATTACGCTACTAACTAGTATTGCTGCTGAAATGAAGAGGCAGAATCAGTTTAATATACGTCAAAATCTAGAGAATAAAGAATATCAAGCTGCTCAGCTAGCTCAACAATCTGGAGATGCACTTGATTCAACTTCACCAGAAATGATTGATGATGCTACAGACTTTAAACGAAGAATTAAAGCTAGCATGTTTACTGCTAAAATGGGTGAAAAATTCACCGAGAGTGGTGAAAGAGCCATGCGTTCAAATAAAGAAGCAAAGACTGCTAAGAAGTTTGCAAAATTCAACCGTGTTAAAATGGCAGACAAAAAAGTTGGTTTGGCAACTATTGTTGATGCTGTAGAAGCTAGTGATATTGGTTCAAG